TTAACTACATTTATTGCCCATACATGATAACCTTTTACATGTATTGGTGTTAAATATTTATGTGTATAAAAATAATCTATCAGTATATCTTCTGTGGTCATCAAACCAAGTCTTCTTAATTCATTACATATCACTCTACCACCAATAGATGCTCCAACAGTTGCACCTACAACTGCACCAACAGGTCCACCTAAAACACTTCCAATATATGTTCCAGCGGCAGTTCCTGCTCCTTTTTTTGCAGATTTAACTGGGTCTTCACCTTTTGTTAATAATAAATCAGTGAAAAATGCTGTTATACCTGAACCAGCACTTTGATACATTGTAGATTTTGATGTTGCATCATTTTTAACTCTTTGCCAGTAGGTTTTTTCTCCTGTTGGTAAAGTTTTAGCTGAATAAGTTTCATAAGGTTTTCCAGTTGCAGGATTATTACCTTTTATTTCTAAATCTGTTTTAGTTCTAATAATTTTATCACCTGCACCTGTTGTTTCAATGTCAACTTTACCAAATGTATTTCCACTTTTACTTTTAAAAGCTAACAATGGGCTATCTTGTGTACCTATATTAATTAAATCACGTTCACCTCTTAAGGCATTAAATGCATCTATGTTACCACTTGCTATAGCGGCTCTTTCATTTGCAACTGCTGGATTAAATAAATATTCTCCTGATTTTAAACCACGATTAGCCTTACTTAATGCAGATAAAGATTCTGCACTTAAATCAAATTCAGGATTTATGATGACATCGCCGGGCAAATCTCCAAAACCAAATGCAGATTTTAAACCTGATGTAACAGGACTATCTACACCTTCTCCAATTGCTTGTCCTATTTCTCTACCTATTTGTGAAGATACTGCAGTTGCCGTATCTGATATTAATTGTTGTTGTATTTGTTCAGGTGTCAAAAAACCCGGTGGCGTTTCTAATTGTTGATATTGAGCTAATAAATTTCTATCATCTTCATTATTAGGGTCATATTTTCTTTCACCTGTCTGGATTGTCTTTACCCATTCAAATATTGGCATAGCACCAGTACCATAAGTTTTTTGTAATGTTTCATCATCAACTTGTGGTTTTTGTGTCATTAATTGATAAACACCATAAGTGAAATCATCAATTGGGTCTTTGTCATCTACTTTATTTTCATTAGTATCTATGTCTAAAATATCAGTAAATACACCAAATTGTGGTTCTTCTGCCATTAATTAACCTCCAAAAAGCTAACAATTATATGCAATCTATCTGCAGTTGTTGCCTGTGCTTTTATAATTTCACTTTCTTGTATTATAAGTGGTTGTTCTAATAATTCAACCGTTGTGTTTGATGCCACAGATTTTGCTTTAAATAAACTAAATACATTAGCACTAGAATCTGTAAGTGTTATATCAATCGTATCAGAACTTCCACTGTCATTACTTAATAATATGCTTTTAATAATTGATTGTGTTGCAGTAGGACATGTATAGATTGTCGTATTATTAGTGGTATTTAAATCTGCCTTTGCATTTTTAAAATTATTAGCCAAAGTAAAATCCTTTTGCTGTTGCTTGATCTTCTGATTCTTGTGTTTGTGCTTGTGTGGTTCTGTTTACTTGTGTTTGTTGTATTTCTAAGGCAGATACCAAATTTCTTGAAAAATCAAACAATTGTCTTGCAGAATCTAATGCATTAGTTAATTTATATACACTTGGTGGTTGTGGTAATCTAATCATCTAAATGAATCTTCCTTTGCATTAATTCTAAAATCACCTAATGACCAATCATCATTTGTGCCTGTACTAGAATATTTAATTGCTATTTGTCTACCTTTGGCTCTAGTACTTACCTTTTCTGTAGAATTTGTAATTGTAAAAGGTCCTTTAGTTATTTCTGTTGCATTAGGAAATTTTCTTGTTTTAAATTCTAAAAATAAATTTGTATCATCTGTCATTGTTGCATCTGGCACAATTCTATCTATCAAAAAGGTTCGATTACCAGTTTCATCTATTTCAAGTTCTGAACTTTCAATAAAACAATTCATTGCCTGTCCATTATTACTTGTCCCAGTTTCATGGTCATATAATCTACCCTCAGAATCAAAAGCAAAAGGTTTAGACCTAAAACCTTGTGCATCAAGCCATACATTTCTATCTAATGTACCAACTGTCCATACATTTTCTGCATAATTATATGTTACATAACTATCAGGTTCAGGGTTTATTGTACCTGCACCATTATCTTCACTCACATAAAACCATGTAATTTCATTAAATTTTTTATTTTGTCCTACATATGTTTTATCTGCGTATCTTGTTTGTAATCTATCAAAAACAAAATATTGAACAGTACATGGCAATTCTTGAACACTACCATTGTAAACAAAAAAATTACTTTTACCTATCCAATAAACATTACCATCAACACTTATTGCACCATTTTTAGCAACTGCTCCACAATTAACTGCTAATAATCTAAATGCAAAAGTAAATGGTGGACCAACAAAAGACATTCCATAAACTGCCTCATCTGTATTTATAAATGTTTCATCTTTTGTAGGTATAATAGAAACAATTTTATTGCCTACTTCTAATCTTTGGTCTCCTGCAGTATTTGTTGCAGTTGGTGTAAATTTTGTAAAATCTTCTTGGTCTGAAAATCTTACTAACATTGGGTCTTGATTTGCTGTACCAACCAATGTTGTTCCACCTACAATTAAATGTCTATCTGGAAAAGATATTGCAATAGTTCTATTTTTTGTAGGCACATCAGTTGCACCTGCAATACTTGAAACTAATATTGCTCTGTTACCTTCTCCACCTGATGTGTCCCAATAATATATCTGTCCATTTCTATTATTAGCTAACAAATCATCTCCCCATAATTGTAAAGACCATTGAGTTGCTTCTAATGTAACTGTATCACTACTAATGCTTCTTGCAGTTCCCCATGTACTTTCCCCCCAAGTGCCGACACCCCAACCTGTAGCAGTATCAGCACTTTGTATATTCATTTCTGCATCACGACCAATAAGATATTTTATATCTAAACCTGTTCCACCGCCTGTGGCAGAACTTGATGCTTGAGTTGGAGATTCTATGGTAAATGTATTTGTACCTGTAACAGTAATTTCATAGCCTTCAGTTCTATTTAATGTATCTGCTGAAATACCACCAACTGCAGTTGCTTCTTCAATAACTATGTAATCACCAGTTTTTGCACCATGACCTGTATCAGTAACAATTATTGTTGTAGAATCTTCAGTTGTTTCCAATGGATTAGAAAGATTTAATGATGTCTTTCTTAAAGGTGTAATATCATACAAAACACCACTATTTATAATATATAAATGACTATGTGTACCTAATGCAATTCTGTCTATACCATCTGTAATTGATCGCCAAAATATTGCATTTTTAGGTTTGCCTTGTGCTAAAGTTTCATTTTCTGTATTTACATTATTATAATATACCTCTTGTTCCCAACCACCAATCTTTGTTGGATAACCATTTCTAAATCTTACTAAATTACTATCAATATAAAATGGTCCATTTTTACCTGCCGAATATTCAGTAATGTCTTTTACGATACCTGCATTTAATTTTAAAAGTCTATAACTCAAACTGATATATTCCCCATTCTTTTACACAATCTTTCTGCACGATTTGGCACTTGTGTAAACCATTTTGAATTTCGCATCTCTAATTCTGCATCTTTCCAGTTATGATTTATTACATTTTCTCTCATACGAATAAATTTGGATAAACGAGGTCTGCCAAGATTAAACATCATATTTGCAATAATTAGTTGTGCTTCATCAGGTAAAGTAAAAAATTCATCATAAAGTATTGTACAATCTTCAATTACCTTTTCTACGTCTTTTAAGAAGCACTCATTAACTCTTTCTTCACTTACCTCTGTGCCTACCTCAAAATCATTTTCAGGGTCTGTAGCCTTACATAAATGCCCGATTCCAAAAGTTTTATAACCGAGATGGTCTAAATACACCTCGTATTTAATTCCCTCGTCCTCAATCAATTCTGTTTTTAATTGTTCAATATCCATTTAAACCTCTTTTAATACATCAAATTCTGACCATGCAGAAAATTTTGATCCACTTATATCACAATTTTCATCTGTTTCTTCCATTTGACAAGCTGGACAAATATATTTAATCCCTCTTATTACATCTTTATCCACTATTACTTGTTTTTGCATGTTTATTTTACATCTAAAACATAATCTCATTTTGTTAAACCTTTTTGCTTTTCATATGTTCTGAGTCCTCCGATGCCAAGCATTCCGCCGAGAACAGTTAAAAGTGTACCCATATCAAAATCAGGCAAATCAGGTAATTCTGCACCAGCAAAACTTGCACCAAATATAATTAAATCTTTTATGATGAAATGATAGGCAAAAGCAATCGCACAGACCCACCCAACAGCAGGACGCCAACCGCCTTTAAATATAGAACCAGATTGTGCTTCTGCTTTATTAATCTCTAATTGAGCAAGTAAAGCCTCTTGATGATGTTTTTCAGACATTGTGGCTATTTCATGTGCCAATTTGGCTTTTTGGTCTGCATCAGGTATAAATTTGTCTAATAAACCTGTAACTGGTCCAATTAAAGCTTGTAACATCTATTTCTCCACTATGCGCCACATCTTGGGCATCTTTTTTTCTCAAATCTGTTATCTATCCATACTTTACCATAATAAAGTACAAATAGCCAAAAAGTAAATAAAACACCTTCTACATAACTTAAATCATTCCAAGCATCTAATATCATATTTTCCATTTTAACCTCCCTACAGGTAATTCTTTGCATCTATATTTGACAGGTTTCCACATGGGATAATATTTGTTTACCTGTCTACTTATTTCTAATGCCCTTTCTTTGCATAATTGTTTTGTTTCATAAGGTCCTCGTGTATCTTCTAATGTTTGACAGGTATTTGGCATTGCTATGATACATATAGTTACGAATGCCTTAAACATTATTTTCTATTCATAATAGCACTAGCACCCATATATGCACCGACAATACCAGCACCACTAATGTAAAATAAATTTGAAATATCCGATAAAGCCTTAACTCTTTCAATATCAACAAAAAACATTGCCATAGTAAAACCACCCATAGCAACCAAACTGGCAGTAGCCATTCTTCTTTGTGCTCTTTGTTTACGTAAATCATGCTCAAGTTTTTTTATTTCAGTAACATGAGCCAATTCTTCATCGGACACGACACCATCTTTATTTCTGTCGTATTCAGCATATTTACTATTTTTTTCTAAAGATTTTCTCATTTTAATTAATCTTTAAAATAGAAATTATGATTTTGGATATTTGTCTTTAACTGCCTTTATTTTATCTGCCATTTCTTTTGGAAAAATATCTGCATGATAAAGTGCATCTAATTGGTCAGTTACACTTGGATATTCCATACCTCTTTTTTCAAAATAAGTTAAAGCCTTTTCAGCATCTTCCTCTGCCTTTTTTTCAGCATCTTCTTCTGCCTTTTTTTCTGTAGCATGTTTATTTTCAAAATCATAAGATGATATATCAGTTATTTCTTTATTTGGTGTACCATCATTATATTCTATTTCGCCTTTAGAACCATTCCATTGTATTGCATGGATATTTTCATCACAAATGCCTACAAAGTTTTTTGAATCTATAACGAAATCATCTACAACAATTCTTGATGTACCTGTTTCTGTACCATCTTTCATATATGTTATTTTAGCCATAATACTTCTCCTATTGTGCTATATAATACCAACCAGTAGCGATATATTTATTATGTGTATAAACTGCATTACCTCTATGTGTATGTGTCCAATCAGCAGGAAAAAAACAAACTCTACCTTTTTTTGGTTGAACCTTAGTACCATATTCTAAAAATTCAGTTTCTCCCTCACCTTCAGGTATGTCATTTAAATATATAGTCCATACCAAACATCTACCAACATCTATACTTCCTCTTTCACAATGCCATACATGAAAACCACCTTTTGGTGGTGTTCTTTGCACCTTGACAGTATGACTAAAAAAATTATGACAAGATTGTAATGACGGATATTCTTCTAAATATAATTTTAAACCATTATCTAATATTGCATTAGTTTCTTGTGTTAATTCTAAGGCATCATTTTGTGATTCATGAAAGAAAAATGACAAATCTTTACGTTTAGATGCACCATATTGTTCTGAGCCAGAATATGATTTAGTTTCCATCAAAGAACTATTTTCAGCCAATGCTTCAAATTTATTAATCATTCTATCGCAATAATCATCAGATGCCAACTTATCATATGAACTAATAAACGTTAAATTTTTAACTTTTGTCATGTCATTCATTTTATTGCCTTATTCTTAAACTCTAATATTTTAGACATTTCTAAAAGATTTTGGTTAGATTCATTAGCTTTAACCATTTCATTTCTAAATGATTCTATTGCCGCACCTGATTGTCTTGATTGCATTGCGTTTTCTACTAACAATACCGGTAACCATGCAACAGCACAGGCATATTCATCAACTTCTTTACCATCATTAGGATTAGAGCCTTTCATTTGAACAAACCATGCACATTTAAATTGTTTACATTTTTTAAAACCATTTAATGGACAGTTTTCTTCAACTTTTAACTGCATCTTAATCCTTATTAGCTATAATAAAGTCTACATAATTTACATTAATTGCGGCAGTAGAAGCACCAACTGCTAGGTTTCCTGCAGTAACATTACCACTTAATGTTGGAGCACCTGACATACTTCCACTTAAATTATGTCCGTGATTGTGTGAACCGTTACCACCAGTAGCACCTGTATTTGCATTTGTCGCACTTACACCAGCATAACCAAAAGAAGCGGCAGTTCCTGCAGGTTTGACATATGAGTGTGTGTGTGATGGTATTTGATTAACACTCAATGTATGACTAGATATACTACCACTAATACTTACACCTAAATTTCCTGCACTAACAGATAAATTAGAACCCGGATTACCACTAACACTACCACCAGCAACTGTAGCTCCAGTACCTAACGCAGTACTAAAAGCAACACTACCACCAGTTCCAACAGTACCAGTAATAATTCTTAATGCCTTATCATTATGTGTTGTTTGTTTTGTCCAACCAGTTGGAGCGGCAGTTTGTTGAAATAACATTGATGTTCCAGATGGTAATACATCATTTGATACAGCAGTTGTAACAAAAGCAGTTGTTGCTATCTGTGTGGTATTAGTTCCTGCACTTGCAGTTGGAGCGGCAGGAGTTCCTGTAAATGTAGGACTGGCAATATTTGCTTTTGTAGATAAATCTACTGTTGCAAAACTAAGTGTGCCACTACCATTTGTTTGTATAACTTGACCATTTGAGCCATCTGCAGTAGGAAATGTTAAACCATTTAATGCACCTACACCAAATGATGCAAAAGCATCTACAACCTTAGCACCACTTCCTGCTCCGTCCATATAAACTGCTTTAGTTTGACCATTTGCAATATTAACTGTAGAACCAGAACCTTGTTTTATAGTTATTATTTGACTTCCTGTTGTAGCATTTTCAATAAATTGTAATCTACTTACTGTATTTGGTGCTATTGTTAGAGTTCTTGTTGCACTTAATGTTGCAGAAGATGTAACTTTAAAATAGAGACCTCTTGCAGGGTCTGTTGCACCATCTGCCACAGTTTCTGTTGCATTTGCATCTGAAGAAAAGCAATCTTTTGTAGTGAAACTTAAACCTTCACCAATTAGTTCAAGATTTGTATTTGTAATGGTTCCCCATGTACCACTAGCATCTCCAGTGCCAAGTTCATTTAATCTTAAATCATTAACATAGGTACTCGCCATTTATACCTCCTAAGCTATTGTAATGATAGCATTTGCACCAGCGGCAGGAAAAACTATTCTAAATGTACCTGATGAAACAGTAAAATCTCCACCGAAATTTAAAACTGCTATCGCTTTATTTGAATTAGAACTATTATATATCAATGCACCTCTAGCAGTAAATGATGCACTTGTCCATGTAGGGTCATCAGCATCAAAAAATGCAGTTGTACCACTTGTTGATACAGTTCTACTTGTTAATTCTACACCACCGGAACTATAACCTGTTCCTGATATTTCATTTGATGTTGTAAATGCAGTTGTACTTGCATCTAAACTTGCAGAACTTGTGTAGAGAGCTATCTTTAAAGTATCTGCAACTAAATCGTGTTGTTCATCTAAAATTTCAGATTTAAATGATGTACACATTGCTTGTGTTATTGCCATTGTTAAATACCTCCTTCGTATTCTGCTTGGTAATTACGTTGCATTTCTTGTTGAAACAATGCTATTGCTTCATCAAATTGTGCTTTATACAAGTTTACACTATCTGGTGCCTTTAGAAAAGCAGAACTTTCATATAGACAAGCAGACAATAAAACTTGCTCTGCATTATCTCCAATCCAACTATTATTGTTGGTGGAAGATAAACCTGTTTCAAGACCAATAAAATCTATTTCATATG